CGACAACGAGCAGCACCTTGCCTATCAGCGAGCCATCAACCACGCCTTTGCCGACATTGTTGACAACTACGGTCCCAGACCCGCCTACGACGACTACAAGTGCGCCGACTACAACTACTCTGGCCCCACCCCCGTTGACCACAATCCCGGAAACCACCCTTCCCTTGCCGGTGGTGATTATTTCTACGACTACTTCGGTCCAGACCCCCAGGACTATTGCGTCTACGATGCCTTCAGAGACCGCTGTAGAGGCCGTAGAGGCGACAACAAGTACAAACCCGGTAATTGAGCCACAGGTAAGCACAACACAAGCAAAAGCCCCTGATCCGGTGGAGAAATCCGCAGATCAGCAAGAAGATCAGGGAACCGGGCCAGGGGCCGAAACACAAGTTATCACCCCTGAAGAAGAAAAACAACTCATTGAATCTTTTTCTGAGTCAGCCACTCCTGAACAGGTCGAACAAGCCATCCAGGACATCGCAGAAAATATTGATGTTTTGACAAGTACCCAGCTTGACAACATCGCCAAAGCTGTGAGCAATGCACCAAAAGCTGTTAAAGAAAAATTTGAGTCAGAAATCAACATATTCGGCGGTGGACTGGACAACTACGTCCCCGTTGGCTCAACAGTGGATGTTGGAGAGCGCAGAACTCTCGTAGTTATTGGGGCAGTTTTAACAGCAATGCCAGCAGTAGCTGCAAGAAGAAAGTGATAATCTAACAATTATGCGTAAATACCTTGCCTCACTTTGCACCCTGATTGTGGCTGCGTGTTCTAGCGCATACATCATTATTACTTTGTCCGGGGAAACAAAGACCCAAGCTCTTGGGATAACCGGAATTTTGCTTACATGTACTGCTATTCTCGTTGCTATTGAATTGAAAGAGGAAGAATGAAATACCCCTACAAGAAACTTGTTGTGCCTGCCGATATCGAGAAACTTGGTAACGGCAAACTAAAGCCAGCAATGTTGTCCTCTGTAAAATGTGGTGGAACAATGTACACGCCAGTTGCAGCTAAGTTCAATGAACTGTACGACGCAGCTTTAGCAGCAGGGCACAAGCTCCGCAACGTAGGCGACTACCGTTCTTTTGAAGCACAGTTGGGTTTGTTCAAGGAACGCTATCGTCCCGCTGAAGATCGCGACTGGAAAGACAAAAAGAAGGGCATCTTGAATGACCCTGACCGCGTTAAGCGCACCTACGAAGGTGAAACATGGCTACTTCGCAACGGATTTTCGCCATGCTCAACCCCAGGTAAGTCCAACCACGGCTTTGGTTTAGCAATCGATGTTGGTGTAGAGCGCGCAAAAAAGCTTGTAGCGCTTGCATCAGACAAGAAAGCTGCCGATTGGATGTGCGAAAACGCACCCAAGTACGGGTTCTATTTGCAATCAGACAACCCGTCAAGCAGGGAGTTTGAGATTTGGCATTGGCAGTACGCCGGATAAAATGGCGGGCTTCTTTGCTTTTATTGGGTTTGCTTCCGTTGGCCTTGTTGCTATCCACCTACTATTGAAATGGCTTATGGAAAATGATTAAAGGTTTAGCTACAATCGCCGGGTTTGGCGTAATTGTTTTTGCTGTTGCAATGGGGATCTTTGAGATTCTCCATCGGACCGCACCGAATCCAGGGGATATGTGGGAATGAGCGAAGCAATTATTGTTGCAGCAATAGCTGCCTTTGGTGGCGTTTTGGCAGCTTTGGTCCAAGGCTTGCGCAAAGAAAACCGCAATGACCATGCCGTCGTTGCCAACAGTCTTAACCGTATTGAAACAAAGTTAGATGACCACATTGATGACCATCTGAAAGGGTCTCTGTAGGTGTACTATTGCTAGTCCTATGACTATTGCAACGCTCACAGAAATACGTCGGTTCCTATCTAAAGTTGTTGTCCACGGGGACGAACAAAAGCGTCTGCTGCATTTGATTGACGGCATCGATGCTGAATTAGCAAATAAAAAGGGAACACCACAAGCCGCATAGCCATGTGTATGGTTTTAACAACCGACACGAAGGGAACGGTATGGGATTAAAAGAATCAATTACTAACTGGAAACCTGAATATGTTGATTGTCTGGCAGCAAAAGTAATCAAATCAATGCCTAAAGACGATAAAGAATCTGTTGAAAATGCTATTGTTTTGTTACGAAATTCAAAAGCAGTTTTTTCACGTGCCTGGTTGTTACGAAAAATAACAGACGAAGGTTACGTATTAAAAGAAGGTACTTTTAGAAAGCATGTAGTAGGGGAGTGTTCCTGTGAACCTAAGTGACCGATTGTCCCATCCAGAAGACGAGGAATTGCGCAAGATCCTTTTGCGTACTCAACGCGAACTAGCAAAAGCTAAAGGTAAGAAACAAGAATTAGCTGATGCAATTTACGCCGCAGCAAAAGAAGCTGCCGTATCTGTAGGGCCTGCTATCCCAGCCCCTATTCTCGACAAGCGCAAAGGCAAGCGGGAAGTGGCATTGCTGCATACAACAGACTGGCAACTTGGCAAGATTACATCTGATTACTCTATGGAAACTTGCGGCAAGCGTTTAGACACTCTTGTGCAAAAAGCTATTGCCTTGACAAAGATCCAACGCGCAGACCACCCCGTAGATGAAATCGTAGTTATGTTTGGTGGTGACATGGTTGAAGGTATCACCGTGTTCCCCGGTCAAGCATACGAAGTTGAAGCACACCTGTTTCAGCAGTTGTTTGAATGTGCGCGATTGATGGAGCGCATTGTGCTTACTCTGCTGCAGGAGTTCAAGAAGGTAACGGTGTGGTGCGAGTACGGCAATCACGGGCGTATGGGTAGGCGCGGAGACGTTCCTACAACAGACAACTTTGACCGCATTGCATATCAGATTGTTGAAAACAAGTTTGTAAACAACAAGCGCGTTGAATTTCACCAGTCGGAGAACTGGCACCAACTTGTCGTAATCGGCAACTACCGTGCCCTCTTGTTCCATGGCGATGAAGTCAAGTCATTTGGTGGCAACACTCCAGCGTTCGGCATCCTGCGCAAGTGCAATGCTTGGGCTACCGGTGTTGTGGAGCCATTCCTTGACGCTTACCACGGGCACTTCCATACGCCTATGACCCTTACCCTTGCCAACGGAGGCCGTGTGTTCGGTACCGGGAGCACGGAATCAGAGAGCGTTTATGCTGCGGAGTTCGTGGCAGCCAAAGGACGACCATCCCAAAGGCTCCATTTTGTTGATCCTGAGAAGGGTCGGGTCACCTCTGAGCACACCATATGGCTAGACTAATGGGATGTTCATTCCACAGGACTGGTTAGTTTGTAGCGAGTGCGAGGTCAGCTGGCCTATACGCGACGGGCGCTATTGTTGGGTATGCAAAAACGAAGGCGATTCTGATGTCGATGAACCAAGACCAGCAGCAGAATAAGTACGAAAGAATAACTATCCTGTGGGCTGACGCTCACGCAGGTGACGGGCATTGGGCGACGCTTGACGAAAGTGACCAAGAAGAACACATTGTTGCAACATCGGGTTACTTGATACCACCGTCAGAAGGTGGCAAGCCAAACCACTACACGATTGCTCAGTCAGTAAGCCCCGATGAGTTCGTAGACCATGTGATCCACATCCCTACTGGCATGATGCGTAGTGTGACTTTTCTCACACCGGCAACAAAAGACTTGACTATGTAACACCCCTCCTGTACGTTCTCTCTTGTTAACCAACAGAAGGGAAATTTATGGGTACAACAATTCCAAAGCCAGAGCACGGTTCAAAAGAGTGGCTGCTTGCAAGATGGAAAGATGAAGAGGGCAATCTTCTTGTATCGGCATCAGATGCTGCAGCTATTTACGACTTGCATCCGTTCAAGTCACGCGAGCAATACGCTGCAGAACAGCTGAGCAAGCAAGCGCCTGAACCAAAAGCACCTAGCGAAGCAATGGAGCGTGGCAATCGCCTTGAAGCACCATTGCTCGAATGGGTTAGTGACCGTATCGGCAAGAAGATTACAACGCCTGACGTTATGTATCGCGATGGTCGCATGAGCGCGACGCTTGACGGCATGACGGAAGACGGCGATATTGTCGAAATCAAAACCTACAACAAACAATGGACAGGAACTCTTCCTGCTCACTGGGCAGTTCAAGGTGTTCAGCAAGCAATCTGTGCAGGCAAGAACAAAGTTATTTGGGGTGTGTTTGATTCAACACTTTCATTACACATCTACGAACAGACAGTTTCTTCTGACGAAATGGCAGAGCATAAAGCTGCTGTGCGTATGTGGTTTGAAGCAATCGACTACGATGCAACACCAACCGGTGTCCGTTGGTCATACGCAACGATCACTAGCCGTTATAACGCTGCTGACGGTTCATCCGTAGAAGTAGGGCCGTGGGGCAAGGAAGTGCTTGACCAATTGCGCCACGTTAAATCAGAACTCAAAAGCTACGAGCAAATGGAAGACATGCTCAAAGCAGAGTTCTGTGAACTGATGGGCAACTCTGAGTCAGCGACAATTGACGGAAATGTTGTCGCAACGTGGAAACCGCAGGTAAGGTCATCATTCGACAGCAAGGCGTTCAAGGCTGACAACCCTGAACTTACATCTCAATACACAAAGCAAATGACAATTAGAACATTCAACATTAAAGGAGCGAAGTAATGGAACTATCAGAAATCCTCAGTAAGTACGCAGTACCCGATCCAAAGATTGTTGGCAAGCTACCTAAGGGTGGCACGCAGCTTGACTTTGTTGGTCACGCCGACATCACGCGCATTCTTTTGGAGATTGATCCGACATGGCGTTGGGTTCCCATCGAATGGAAAGACGGTCGCCCAGCAATCCACGTTGAGAACGGCATGGCAACTATGTGGGGCGAGCTAACTATTCTTGGTCAAGCGCGTCTTGGTGTGGGCAGCGTTCCCGCAGACAAAAAAGAATTAGACAAGGAACTTGTAGGGGACTTCCTCAGAAACGCCGCGATGCGTTTTGGAATTTCTTTGTCATTGTGGACCAAACAGGAATGGGAAGACCTTGGTGAAGTACCAAAAAAGTCCCTTGGATCTGCATCTAACAAGCAGGTTGCACCAAAGAAAGAAGAACCAGTAGCCGTAGAGGAGAACCCTGACGAACTAATTAGCGCAGATTTCCTCAAGACATTTGACGAGGCTTGCGAGAAGATCGGCTTGACTCGCTTGCAGGTATGCGCATCTGCCGGTTTGTGGCACGAAGAGTTGTTCAATCGCGACAAGCCACTCTTGCGTGCTACCTACAAAGTAATGCGCGGTGACAAGCCATGATGCTCAGCGCTGGGCTGCCTGAAAGGGTGGCCCAGCAATGAGGACGCACGGGACTGTTAGTTGTTACAGAAACGGTGGCTGCCGGTGTGACGATTGCCGCATAGCCGTTCGTGATTTAAAAAGATTGCAAGCACAACCAACGTTGTCAATACAACCAATGCTCGACAAGTTACCTGTAGATTTTAAAATAAGATTCAGGGACTCAATGCCGAGATGGATAAAATGTGGGATTAGGCTGTATCGTGCAGACAAGATTTGCATCCAATACGGTTACCACCCATACGAAGTTTATGGCGATACATGGTACGAAGACATTTGGAACAAGGAGAAAAAACAAAATGCATGACCACAAAAAAGAAAACCTAGAAATGCAAGTAATCAAATTGCAAGCGATAGTTGACTTTTATCGCGACGATTGGAAAGCAATGATTAGGCAGCTTGAAGATGCTGAAACACGAGCTGACCATTGGTACGAAGAATGCAAAAAACTGACTAACGAAAAATGCGAAAAATTGCTTGCTTTTAGCAACGATGCCGACCGTTGGCACAGAACTGCAGAAGTTTTAGCCCGCGAACTAGGCAAGGTTGAATACGCCGAAGCTGAATACCAGAATCAAGAAGATGTCAAAGTCTAAACAAAAGGGCACGGCAGCCGAAACTGCTGTAGTTAGGTACCTGCAAGAGCACGGCTTCCCATATGCGGAACGTCGTGCCTTGCATGGCAACCTAGACAAAGGCGACATAACCGGCTGTGGCCCAATTGTTTTTGAAGTAAAAGACCACGCAAAGATAACCATCCCCGCATGGCTTAAAGAACTAGAAGAAGAAGTAGTAAATGCAAAAGCAGAAGCTGGCGCTGTCGTTGCTAAAAAGCGCGGCACGCTAAAGGTCGGTGAATGGTATGCAATCATGCCAGTATCGTCTTTAGTCAAACTACTGAAGGAGGCCGGTTACTAATGAACGCTTTAGACATATGCAAATTTTGTTTTTATTTCCAACCACAGATAAAACCGCTTGGAGAATGCAGGCGATACCCTAAATGGGAAGTTGTCCAGTTCGATCACCAATGCGGTGAATACATAACTAACCACAATTTGTCAATAGGCACGAAACGCAATACCGATGCGCCTGGATCAGCATTAATTGACATGATGCTTGAATCCGACTAGACATTATAAAGGCCAATCGAAAGGAATAAACATAGAAAGAAACTGAATCTGTCCCTCAAACAAAGGAGCCACCTTGCTTAAACGCATCCTGACCCCATTAATTATTACATCTTTACTTATCTTTCCATCCGTACCTGCGCAAGCAGCCCAACCGAATAAACCGAATTGCCCTCAATGGCATGAATTAGCACTAAAAGCAGGGTTCAAAAAGAAAGACCTGCCAACTCTTGACTACATAATGTGGAGAGAGTCCCGATGCCATACACAGTCCATCGGAAAGAACCTAACCAAGTTTGGTGAAGTTTGGTCCAAGGACTATGGCCTTACACAAATAAATGACTACTCATGGATCACGTACTTGCGTGACAGAAAAATTGTGCGTAAATCCTCAGATTTGCTCAATCCACGGGTTAACCTAAAAGCAGCAAAAGCTTTGTATGATTATTCTTCTGAACTGAAAGGGGGCAATCCATGGCGACAATGGGAAACAAAAGAAAAGTATGGATTTGTCAAAACTGCTCCCAACAGTTGATTGCCTATGTCAATTTAGTCGAACCGCCCACGCATCATTGCCCAAGCATAAAATCCCAAAAGATAAAACCATTCCACCTGAAAGGGGAAGACGATGAATAACGTAACGATTGCAGGAAAAGTAGGACAACAACCCGAACTGCGATACACACAAGGCGGTATGCCGTTATGCACCTTTGGTGTTGGTACTACCTCCGGCAAAGATGAGAAAAAGAAAACCACATGGCACAACGTTGTTGTGTTCGGTCCGCTTGCAGAGCATTGCTCAGCGTCAATTCAAAAAGGCTCAACAGTAATTATCTGTGGTCGCATTGATGTCGAGGACTACGAAACCAAGACCGGCGAGAAGCGCAAAGCAAACAAGATCATTGCCGACGAGGTTGGCATTTCATTGCGTTGGGCACCAGCTTTCTCGGAAGACAAGAGCAAGTTTGAGAACGCTGTAGGAATGCTTACTAGCGCATTCCCATCACCCGAGGACCCATTCTGATGGAAGCAGATGAGTGGATTCAAATTGGTATAGACAACGGGTGGTGTGGACCACCCGTTTGCTATACGCACGATGGTTTGCCAATGTCTGAAGGCGAAGAAGAAGAGTCGTTCTTTGGCGGAGAAGATCCATGCATACATATCATCCGTATGTACGAATCTGAAGACCAGCGAGAAGCAGTAGAGGATTACCACTCACCTTCTAATTGGCGCAAACCCTTGTGAGATTTGTTTTTTAATTGGGCTGTGAACATTGCGGAACCGTTAAGGCCGCGCTAACGTCATGGACAAGAATCCAAACAGAAGGGTGCGAATGTCTTTGCCACCAGTCCCGTGAGCATTGGAGAACACAAAAGAAAACTAAAAAGAAAGGGGCAAGCAGATGACACAAAAAAAGTACAAAGACCAGTTGACAGAACTTGTACACAAACTTAGTGACTCTGATATTAGTTGGCAGATAGAAGCTGCGTGCCTAGACACCGGCAACGAAAAGTATTTTGCTGATCCCGCTAAAGAGCAAACACTAATAAAAGATGCTAAAAAGGTTTGCAAGACTTGCGACGTTCGATGGCGCTGTCTAGACTTTGCTTTAAACAACAACATAAAACATGGCGTATGGGGTGGCTTTACACCATCAGAACGCAACTCATACCTGAAAGGTAAAGTAAGATGAATGCACAGTACACAGACAAACAGTTTGCATTGATAGAAGCAATGCTTGCTGCTACCACATGCACAGATGAAGAAGCTTTAGAGCGTATGGACATTTGCGCAGACCTAGCTGCGGACATGGATATGGTTTCGTTAGTTCTCTGTCAGAATGCTTTGCTTCGCATTATCCGCAGACAACCAGATTAAGTCTGGCGCTACCGATAACGAATTGGGCGCTACCGATAACGAAACGATCGCTACCGATAAAGAACAAATTTTACCGGCTTGGCCCCCCGAAATCCGGGTTATCCACAGGGGGTTGTGGAAAACGTGTGGATAACTTTTGGGTTTCCACAGATCGGCATTTTTGCGTGTTAGGTAGCCCGAACACTTGACAGCAAAACCGCGAACGCGCGAGGTTAAGCGAACCAAACACGCGACGCGCCAGATGCTCCGCGACCCAGACCGCGACAACGGAACCGCGACCCCGACCACGCCGACCACGCGCGAAAATAGACCCCAATTAGGCGACCCAAAGAGACCCAACAGGTCGGGGAAATTGACGACCAAAACCGCGACGCGGAAAGTTCCGACTGCTCGCAAATTGACGACGCAGAACGGCCACCAGAACGGCCACCCAGAACGGCCACCAGAACGGCCACCCAGAACGGCCACCTAAAAAATTTCACCATTCTGGAACCCTTACAAAATAAGGCTGAAATGAACGCGCGCACCTGGCTAATTTCCGCTATTCTGAACACGTGGCAACAACGCCACCAAAACCGATATGGAGATATCGCAAAATGAAAAAGCAAGCAAAACCCAACGCATGGCAAGACCTCGCGAAACTGATGGAAGCAGACACAAAACGCGTCATTCTTTACGGCAACGCAGGAACAGGCAAAACCTACGCAGGACTCACAGCAGGAAACCCGATCAACGCGTTCCGTTTGATCTGTAGCGAAGAAATGACAGACGCCGACATAGTGGGCAACTGGGAACCAAACAGCACAGGCAAATTCTCGTGGCGCGAAGGCTCCGCGATTAAAGCGTGGAGAACTGGCGGACGTTTGGTCATTGACGAAATAGACAAAGCAAATGGCGACGTTCTCGCGGTGCTAATGGCGATGACTGACACAGTAGAAAGCAGTTCATGGCAGAACCCAGAGACAGGCGAAATAGTCACGCCACATGAAAATTTTTCTGTATTCATGACAACAAACGTAATGAACATGGGCGACCTACCAACCGCGCTAGTTGATCGTTTCCCTATCGCGTTATGCATTACAGAACCACACCCAATGGCACTAGAACGCTTGCCAGAGATCTACCGCGAAACAGCGCGAACAATGGCAGGAGCAGAAGGTAACGAACGCGCAAGTATGCGCGCGTTTCTTGAACTGGTACGACTAGAGACACACATCGGAAGAGCAGAAGCCACGCGCTTAATTTTTGGCGAAGAACTCGCAGAAAGTTTGGTGAACGTCTGGAACATTTCAGAACTCGCCACAGCAGAAATAGCAAACGCAGACGATCGCGCGGTGATGTCATGAAAATAATTCCTAACGCATTACCAACAGCGCAAGAAGGGGGGTGGCGTACGTTGTACGCGCCCCCCGTTCGCGGAATTTGCGAAACGTCACGAATGGAAAAAGTGATGAAAGCCCCCGACGAATTTGGAGAAACCGCCGAAGCGTGCAGGGCTCATGCGTACTGTCATGGTGCATTTTCACCCGTAGAACCATTAGTGAAATACGCGCGAATGTTCGAGGTAAGCACCGACGCGCTAACGATCGCGGAATGTTTGCGAATGAACGTAATCGCGGAAAAATCGGGAGTGAGTATAGAAGCGTTCATTGATTACAGCGAAGAGGGTAAAGCACGACGCGCAGGGCTTAGCAAGTCATGGCGCGACGCGTTACTAATCACGTTGTATGCGCACAAAACAGGGCATGAAAGCAAAGTGAAAACCGCGCTCACAAAATTTGCCCCGACAGAATGGCGCAAACCATTACAAGAATTCCGTAGAGAAATGAAAAAAATTCTCAGCCATTACCACTACTCAATTTCCAACCTCACGGCATTGGAGTTTGAGTATCTGGAAGATGACGGAACAAAACGACCACTAGAAATGCCAGCGGGTTTCTCTACGTCTATCTCACTTGCCCGACTCATTGAGTCACACAGCAGACGCGAGCCAGAACTAGAAACAGCAGAAACGCGAGCAGAAAAAGCAAACGCCAAAGCAGAAGCAGACCGCGAAAGAAAAAGAAGCTCCGCCATGTCAAAGTTCACCAAGCACCCAGAACACACGGGGAAGGGTTCAAGTTATGACGACGTACGTCTAATGGATACAGAACTAGACACAGCACACCTAGGCAAAATGGCAAAGCGCAGAATTGCCAGCAACAAAGGTAAAGCACCGCGCCACGTTTCGCGAATGGCAACCGATCCACACACGCGAATTTTTTCACGCAAAATCCGCGCACATGGTGGCGTCGTGTTAATAGACCAATCGGGGAGCATGAGCCTTAGCGCGTCAGACGTTGAAGCAATTCTCAGCGTCGCAGGTGGCGCGACTGTCATTGGCTACTCAGACTGTGGCAGTCACGTCGCGAACGTCTGGATACACGCAAAGAACGGCAAACGCTCAACACTCGCACCAATGGGCGGAAATGGAAATGGCGTGGACGCGTCAGCACTCCGCTACGCGATCTCGGAACGCTCCAGAACAGGCGAACCCATTGTGTGGGTAACAGATGGTTACGCATACAGCAAAAACGGAAACATGGGCAAGAAAGAAACCGCCGAACTTGTTTCACTTATCACGCGTCATGGCGTACACATGGTGGACACACCAGCCGAAGCCGTCGCGATACTTGCCAAAGCAACGAGAGGAGAAAAACCACGCCAGAGAATTTCTGGATACGTAAAACAATGCAAAGAGTATTACTTAGACGACAACAACGAAGAGGAAGAATAAAAACATGGGAATACCAAACGCGTTAGAAGTAGCCACAGGGCTTGCGATAGTTCTGACAATTTCAGCAATAAACCAAATAGGAAAATAGGAGAAAACAAAATGAAAGAAACACTCACCCAAACACTCAGCCAGTTCGCACAATTCCGCGAACTGGAACGCCAACTAACAGGACAACAACACAGCGAAATTCACCGTTTGTTTGCCGTTCTAAAAAATGGAGAAACCAAAGAAGTTGCACACCATGGCGACGCCTACGAAATGTTGCAGACGTTCGCGGTGCGTCTCATGCTTGACAAGGTAAAAGAACTGCGCGACATTGACGCGCTAATAATTGAGACCCAAGCAATGGTTGCAAAAGCAGACGCAACAGGTAACGAACCAGACCCCGACACGGAGCCACTAGATGTGGTGGTGAGCACCATTCACAATGGCGAAGAGATCGCCTGCTACGTCTCACCAGTTCACCCAGAGCAAGCGGAAGCAGTCGGGTTCACAGCAGGACTACAAGACGGAGAGGGTCACGGAAAACTTGCTGAAGCACTAGAAAAAATGACGCTGGCTGTATTCATGGCGCAACACATCGCAGAAGCAGGAGAAACAGAATGAACCGCGTAGCACTACGTCACGACCTGCCAGAACTAGAAGAGATGAATTCTCTACTGGCTCAAATTTCCGCCGACATCATGAAAGCGGAGCCAGCAGGAATGAAAGAATTTCCGCCACTCTTCACGCGAGTAAACGACGCGAGAAATGAAATCGTTTCCTTAATCTGGCAACTAGACGCCGAAGAATTTCCAAGCATGCAAGCCGTCAAAACCGAAACCGAAAAAATAGCGGAAATGGTGCTGAGTTTCCTTGAAGATCTGAGGGAGTTCTACGCCACCAAGTAGCCCCACCAGATAGCCCAAAAAAGAAAAAGCCCGACCGTTCACCCTCCGAATGGTCGGGCTTTTTCATGCCCCGACACCGCTACCGAACCGCGCCCAATAAAAATTTTCGCGACCCACGCGCCCCCTCTCACAAATGGTCAGAGTTTCCAGCCACACTAGGCGGTAAGCCCTCTATTTTCTCCCGTGTTCGCCTTTTCCGAGCGGTCGGGCAATTACAACGCAAAAAATTTGCGCCCGTCACAACGCGATCTAGCCCCCTATCCGCCAAAAATTTTGCCTCGCCTGCGGCGAGGATCTTATTAGGTATTCACTGCGTTCATACCTAATCGATCAGCGCTCACAGTTACGCTTCGCTCCACGTTCGCTTGCCCCGTGCTCCCCTCGGTGGTTGTCAACAACCTCTGTCGGTACGCTACAGAATCTCTAACTGGGGGTCTGCCTAGGCACTCCAGTGGGGTATAAGATATATACCCATTCTCGACATATATATCTATGTTCCCATGTCTCCGGTGGTTGGCCGCCAATTGCTCTAGAGGCGAGTGGTTGGATGAGTTTGTGAACAAGTGAAAGCTGTAGGGGACCGGGAGCTAACACTCTGTTTGGTTTTTAAAACTAATTTTTATTGTTATTGCCGCAGCTAGTGGTAGGTGATGGGTTTGTAGCTAATCGTTTCCATCTCCGTGATGACATGAGTTCTTAGTCCCCCCCACGCTTTACAATCTTTAGTTGAAGGTGGCCGTGACCAGTATTTCTAGCCGACACCTGTTGTTAGTTTTTTACCCTCTACGTATCGCATATTTAAAGCGGTTGGCACTCGCTAGCGGCGTTCTTTGACATGGAGGATCGGTCCCCGTTACCGGCCATAATGCCCGTCCTACCTGCGTCAATCCTGAACGATAGGGTCTGGGCTCGCGTGCCTTTTCTGCTTAACAGCGATAAGGTCTTTCTGTGTTGCCAGCAGTGTACACCATGGTTGTACTATTATCAACAATCAAATGACAATTTTTTATGTGGGGACTGGTCGGCCATATTGGCTATGGAAGCAAGAACCTAGACACCCTCTTTTTGTCTCAGTTAGAACCATATCGATGGTAAAGAAGATTAAACCTGCTACCCGTAACTGGGCATGTGATTCGGGTGGGTTCACTGAGCTGAAGATGCACGGAAAGTGGAAAACTACACCGGAGTGGTATGTCGAGGAGCTGCGGCGGATTACTGACAAGGTTGGTAATTTGGACTTTGCCTCCCAGCAGGACTGGATGTGTGAACCTCATATGCTTGAGAAGACTGGGTTTAATGTAGAGAAACATCAACGCCTCACCTGCGAGAACTTTTGCACACTGCAAGAACTTGGACCTGAGCTACCTATTATTCCCGTGCTGCAGGGATGGCACCCGGATGAATACCGAAGGCATGTTGAGATGTTTGCTGAGTACGGGGTCGACCTTCGAGAGCATCCAACTGTAGGGGTTGGTTCTGTTTGTCGTAGAACAAAGTTTAAAGGTATAACAGAACTCTTCTATGACTTGCACGACTACGGCCTTAAGATGCATGGCTTTGGGTTGAAGAAGGATGCATTTGTAAAGTTTGGAGAGTGCTTGCAATCTTCCGACTCTATGGCTTGGGTTACATGGGGAAGGTTTGAAGGTAACCGCGGCAACAAGCTGTGCGGTGTCGACCACCCTGCTGCTACTTGCACCAACTGTTACAAGTGGTCACAAATATGGGCCGACAGCGTTGTTGGTAAATACGAGCTTCTAGGTCTTAACACTCTAAATAAGTAAGTGCCCGGCCCCCGCAGAAAGGGCACGTTGGGAAGGGGGAACCAACGCCGAGGGCCAGGCATGTGTATGATAGCACTAATGCCACAGGGAAGAAGAGAAGTACCAATAGCCGATAGGGCAAGGTTCTGGCAGTGCATGTCATCTGGTATGACAATTAAGGACTCTGCTCAGATGGCAGGGATTGCTTATGTTACGGCAACTAAATGGGTTCGTAAACAAAAGGTTCTTGAAGCTAAAGCAGAGCTAGCTAACTTCAACGAGAAGACTAAAGGTGCGCCGCGCAATGGCCAGGTCCTGCGGGAAGCTCACATTGCTATGTCTGCCGACATGCATCTACCTCCTGTAATTCCAGAGCATCTCCTTACTGAGCGCGCACTTAAAGCACGAGAAGACTTTGACTACTTCCGCCGCGTGTACCTTGGGCGCGTCCCATCTCCGTGGCAAGTCGACGCTGCTTACAAGATTGTTCAGTATTTGGAGTCGGAGGAGAAAGAGTTCCTTTGCCTGAACGTAGCCCCCGGTGCTGGTAAGTCAACCCTGTTCCACGACGTTGCAGTTTGGTGTATTGTCCGCAACCGGTCAATCCGTATCCTTATCGGCTCTATCAGCCAAAGCTTGGCAAAGCAGTACAGTCGCCGTATCCGCGACACTTTGGAGCGCACATCTCCGCTGGAACCAGACCCAGAGTTGGTCAGGCGCGGCCTGGCGCTCAACGCCGAAGGCTGCTTGGCATTTGACTATGGCCGGTTTAAGCCGACGGCTACCGGTTCGCTTTGGCGCGCAGAAGAGTTTGTTGTCGAGCAAGCTACCCCTGGTGGTCTGGACAACAAAGAACCTACCGTCTCTGCGTATGGTATTGAGTCTGAGTTTATTGGACACCGCGCCGACCTCTGCCTCTTCGACGACGTTGCTTCTCCTGAGAATGCCAAAGACTCTGTAGCCCGCGACCGTCTTATAGAGCGTTGGGACTCCATGGCTGAAGCTCGTGTAGACCCGGGTGGTGTTCTGGCTGTGGTTGGCCAGAGGCTTGGACCCAAGGATCTTTACGCGCATTGCCTTTCCAAGATTTCTTATGATGACTTTGGAGACAACTACGACGGGTCCGATGTAACTACAGACGACAACAAACCGGACCCGGATGCGGTTGAGCCTGTAAAGCACAGCAAGTACCACCACATTATCTACAAAGCTTATTACGAAGAGCTAGACACCGGACCGGAAAGCCGCAGGACTTCTGCTAAAGCTTGGCCGGAAGGTCCACTTCTTGACCCGTACCGCCTGTCGTGGAAAGACTTGTCGTATATTCGGTACAACAACCCTGGCAAGTTCCGTGTAGTTTACCAACAGGAAGATGCCGAGCAAGACGACGCGCTGATTGACCGCGTTTGGGTAACCGGTGGTATCGGATCTGATGGTGTTATGTACCATGGCTGCATTGACCAGGACCGCCTACCCGGGCATATCCCACCTGGGTTGTCTCCTCCGCTTATATCTATCTGCTCAGTCGACCCAAGCCCTACCCAGTTCTGGGCAGTTGAGTGGTGGCTCTACCAGCCAGACCTAAACCTCTTTCATCTTGTTGACTGCGAGCGCATCAAGCTGACAGCCGAAGAGCTTCTTGGCTACAACATTTCTACCTCTACATATTCAGGCATCATGGAAGAGTGGCAGAACCGTTCAATGTCTATGGGCTACCCAATCTCCCATTGGATTGTAGAGATTAACGCGGCGCAGCGCTTTCTCTTGGCGCACGACTTTGTGCGTAGGTGGCAGGCCGAGCATGGTGTGCTTGTAGTCCCACACACCACCAGCAAAAACAAACTTGACGAGACCCTTGGCGTTGAGGCTTTGATCCCAACTGTAGTTCGTTCCGGCTCTGTCCGGCTGCCAACTATGCGCGGGAACTGGAAAACTCTTGCACTTGTAGACGAAATGACTACATGGACAAGAGATAAAACCAGGGGTACTGACATGGTTATGGCTATGTGGTTTATGTTGCTGCACGCGCCAAAACTGACCAAACCAATTTTACCTCCCCGCCAATGGAGGCCATCTTGGATGTTAGAAAAATGAATATGTTATTCTTTGGCATCACCGGTATTATTTTCTAAGGAGACCCAAATGGCATCAGCCAAGAAATCAACATCCAACCGAGTCAAGCCAACATCAAGCGCAGCAAAAGTGCGTATGGCTGATACTAAAGCAACCAAAGCAGCGGCAGCTAAAGCACCTCGTTACCCACGTATGCCACAGGGTTATGGAATGAGCACTTCCAAAGGAGAAATTGAGTCTAGGCGTATTAATCTTGATTACCCAGATAAGCCTATGGGTGGGAAAATGGGTACATATGTTTGGGTAGAGGGAGCAACAAAAAAAGAAGCAAACAGATTGATGAAAACTGCATTGAAATCAAAAGCAGCAGGCATTAGTGGAAAACAGATCGTAAAGCAAAATGACTCTACTGATTATGCCGAAAGTTATGGACGGGCATCTTCCTCGCAATATCGTGAATACCAAGACAATAAACAACCTAAAGTTACGGTAAAAAAGAAGCGTAAATAAAAAGTAATAAATGATTCAGCCAGAACAGATAGTTGAACTATACAAAGAGCGTTTAGACGCACAAGGACCGTTGCTACAACAAATGCGCGATGTGCGCAGGTTGGCAAATGGCGACATTGTTGTGCCTTTGAACGAACTTGATAGAAACACTAAATCTTCTGTAGCTAATCTTTTAGTACAGGGTTTGGACCAGATGAGTATGCGTGTGGCATCGACGATGCCAACGCCATACTTTCCAGCAATGCGTGAAGGCAACGACAGAAGCATGAAGCTTTCTCGTGAACGTAATCGCGCTATGCTTGCCATCTGGGACCAGAACCGCATGAATCAAAAGATGCGTCGTCGTGCGCGTCACATGCTTGCCTACTCTTCTAGTCCAGTTTTTATCAAACCAAACTTTGATAAGCGCGTTCCTGAGTGGCACTTACGTAACCCGCTTGATACCTTTGCTGCACCAAGCACAGACCCGGACAATCCGATTCCGGACAATGTAATTTTTACGTACAACCGTACATACCGGTGGTTGACACAAAATTACGGTTATGCAATTAATGGCATCTTGAACGTTGGTAACCCATCTTGGGACGACATGTTTACTCTCCTTGAATATGTTTGTGACAACGAAATAGTTACCTGTGTTCTTGGTACGGAAAAAGCTCGCGACGCACAAACTGGTCAAACCTATAGCGGTGCGCGTGTTGTAGAACTTTCACGTATGCCGAACCGCACAAACATGCCGCTTGTAGTTGTGCCTTCGCGCATTACTTTAGACAAACCACGCGGTCAGTTCGATGGCTTGATGGGTATGTACTACACGCGTGCGCGTTTGCAAGCTCTGACCGAAATTGCTATCGAGCGCGGTATCTTCCCTGACGAGTATTTGGTCTCGCGTCCAGGAGAGAACCCAGAGATTCTGCAAGTTGCCGATGGCAAAACTGGTCAGCTTGGTGTAGTTAAGGGTGGAGACATCCAACAACTACAACAGAACCCTGGTTACAAGACCGACGTAGCGCTTGACCGTCTTGAGCGCCAAGAACGTCTTGAGGGTTCTATCCCGCCAGAGTTTGGCGGAGAGTCTGGCAGCAACATTAGAACTGGTCGCCGTGGCGATAGTGTTCTTTCTGCAACGGTTGACTTCCGCGTCCAAGAAGCACAGGATGTCTTTGCATCAGCTTTAGTGGAAGAAGACAAGATTGCTATTGCGCTTGAGAAGACCTACTGGGGCAACCAGGCAAAATCATTTTACATTCCTGGCCGCAAAGGTGGGATCACAGATTACACACCTAACAAACTTTGGGAAACTGACTTCCACTATGTTTCGTACTCTGCTTCTGGCAGCGACGTTAACAGTCTTATTGTTGGGCTTGGTCAGCGCTTAGGTACTGGCTTGATGTCTAAAGAAACCGCTCGCGAATCAGACCCATTGATTGTTGATCCAGAGTTAGAGAAAGATCGTATTGTTGCAGAAGGCATTGAAAGTGCCTTGCTGCAATCAATCCAAGCGCAAGCAGCAGATCCAAACGGTCCATATCAGCCGGATGATCTTGCTTACATTTCTACGCAGGTACAATCAAACAAGATGAGTCTTGCTGAAGCTATTCAAGCAGCTCAAAAGCGTGCACAAGCTCGACAGGCTACCCCTGCTCCAGCCGGTGCACCAGAAACAATGCCTGGTATGGCAATGCCGGGTATGGGCGCAGAACAACCAGCAGGCCCACCACCTGGTCCAGCTGGTCCACCGCAATTAGGCGCGCTATTGCAACAACTTGGTGGGGGCGGTGCTCCACCACAACCAATGGGGGCTATGGTCTAAATGGCTAAATCATATACAAACAGAACAGATTTACAAAACAAAACCACAAAAGTGGCAAAGATGGCTGCAAAAGGCCAGACCTATGGTTCCGCAGGGCAGCAAATGCAGGCACAGTCTGTAGTCCCTATGGGTAAACCACCTACGGACACCGGAGCAGCAGGGCAACCGCAAAAAAACTACGCCATGCCTGGGACTATTGGTTCTTTTGACAGGCCAACTGAACGGCCAAATGAGCCAGTTACCTCTGGCGCGCCGTTTGGACCGGGTTCTACACCGTTTATGGCAGGCACTTTGCCGCGTATGTCAACAGAAAGCAATACAGTTGAACAAATACGTGCAATTTATGCAGCATTCCCCAATGACGACCTTGCTGCGTTGCTTGAATCATATTCGGTGGACGGTTACTGATGGCCAGAGGGTTTATTGATGCGGTTACCGGACAACAACAACTAGCAGAAGTAGCAAGACGAGAAGCATTACGCGCACAAGTCGCTACCGAAAGTTCTCAAGACACATCAAACAAAATTGGGGCGCAATACTCGCAGATTCCATGGGCACAACCAGGGACTAACTACGCTGCTGCCCAAGCAAATGCTTATGGACCATCGCAGAAAGCTATTGCCGATATGTCTGGCAGGCAAATGGCTGATCTTACTGACGTACACAGCCCATCTAAAAAAAGTTGGTGGGAACGTAATATCTACGACAAGATAAAAACTGGTTCTCGTTGGACATTCGCTGCTATGCAAGCCGTGCCGGACCTTACACAAAACGTTGCATCTGACTTTTTAGACAGCGGGCCAGAACAAGGTGGCACTGGATGGGCATCATCTATTTCTGGATGGTGGCAATCTACAAAACTTGGTTCGATGATGAGCGACAGCAAGCTTGCTGGTGACGGATTTTTTGCTGGCAAGGAATTAGACGAACTACAAGCAGAGCGCGCACGCAGATACCGTGGCGAAGTAAATGGTCATGCATGGACTATTGGCCGCGGCTCTGTAAGTCTTGTTGCTCCTGTAGATAGTTTTGCTTATAAGTTTTTGTCGGGTACGGTAGACGCTGCGGTAAACATAACAACTGACCCATTAAACTTTATTGGGGCTGGGGTAAAAGCATTAAATGTTGGCAGGAACACAATCCAAGTTGGCAAAGCAGAAGCTGCTTTAGCGGCTAGAGTTGCGGCAGGCGTTGCAAATGCTAACGAATTAGCGCAATGGGACACTACCAGCGCAGTTAGGTTCTTTGACAAGAACACAAAAGCTCAACGTCTTTATAAAGTAGTTGCAGATACAGAAGATGTAGATGACATATTAAACATTTACAAAGGCAACTTGCCACCCGAAATAGCTATTCGTTTAGCTGAAGAAAAAGACCCTGAAAAAATAAAAGCTTTGATTATTGGGGCAGCTAGCAAATTTGGGTTTATGGATTCAAGCGACGACGTTGCTAAGTCTATTTTTGGAGAACTGTTGCCAGGGGTGGTTCCAACAAGTTTTTCAGACATGTCTGGGTTGAAGTCATTCCAAGGCACCCGCACTTTAGTGCAGAAAGCTGTAATCCCTAAATGGGTTGATAGATGGTTTTCTGATGTACCAAAATCTAATGTTATTATCCATGGCACGGTCGAGCAACGTACAGATGCTGTAAAAAACTACCGCAATGCGATAACACAACTAGGCAGCAAGGTAACCCCTGAAGAACGAAAAGCTCTTGTTGATAAATTCACTAGAGCTTATGCAAAAACTGGTTCATCTAGAGATGTTTATGAAGCCCAGGGTGCATATCACGAATTAATCCGTTCAACGTTAAAAGCTTTTGATGTACCCGAAGAAGTTATTAATAGCACTATTTCTGGCGAGCAAAATCTAGTTGGCAAACTCCGTGCTTATTTTGTTTCCGACATGGGAAAACATACTGACCATGGGCTTCTTGCCGGTTTTCACGCCGAAGGTTTGGTCGACGAAGATACCTTGTTTTCAATTATGAATAGCAAACCCGTGCCTATTTCAGAGTTGCGTTTTGCTGGCCCTACCGCTTATGGTGACTTGCTTGATCGAGTCCATGTTTTGCCAGATATGCGCAGAATTAGAAGGCTCACAAATAGTCCTTTGTACAGAAGGACGCTACAGAAAGCTATTGCTTCTGGAGACGGAAAACAAAATAAATTAGTTGAAGCGGTTGACTTTTTGCAGAATGAAATTTGGAAAACTTCTGCACTTGCAACCGTTGGCTACATGATGAGAAACATACTTGACGGCCAGCTTAAAACAAGTCTCAAATATGGTAGCCAATTTAGAAAACGTCTTGGTGGTGGCGAAGATGGTGAAGGCATATCCACATTGTTTAACGACCCGATTGGATACTTGCGTTGGATGGGTTCGCGTGGTGTAAGCGCTAAGGGCCGTGGTGACATTATGGGTGAGCTATTTAAAGCCGGGGGAATGAGTTCTTCTGGTATCGCCCAATTAGAATACGCAAATCAAATTGGCAGAGCAGCATCTTCTATCGATAATCAAGTAAACGTTCTTGACAATCTTTCAATGAGCGGTGACTTTGTGCCTGTTCAATATGCCCCTGAGAGTGCTGAAGCTTACATTACTGGCACTGTTCAAACGTTGGCCCATTACCGAGGTGATGAAATCTACCGTATGGTTTTGGAAGGAAAATCAGACGATGAAATTATGGCGTTTTTGTTTTCTGACGCTGGGGCGCAGCACAGGGAATTTATGCTTGGCAACTTAAGGCGCGGTTTGCCCTTCTCGGACGAAAATGGCATCAAGTATGTAAACCCGAATACCGGCAAACAGCTATACATGCCACTAAAGTTAGACACATCCGTTGAACAAAATAAAGCTTTGCGCCTTCTTATAAACTCTGATTATAAAAAACCAATAGAACATATTGTTCGCGACGGTATGGGTGTAGCGAATATGGAAGAGTTGCGTTTAGCCCTACTTACCAACCACGTTGCTACAGGCGAAATGGACACCATTACCGGCGCAGCTTTGGGAGCTAAGAAAAACGGCATCACCCCGGTTGGCGGTTCTGGTGTAAGTTATGGCGGGTCTTGGGGAGTCGGAACCATGTTCACACGCGAAACCCCTGATGGAACCAAGCTGTTTGCTATCGAGAATGTGCGCATTGATCCAAATACTGGTGATGAAATTTACGACATTCATTATCTTTATGACGAAGAAGCCTTTACCGGAAACGTAAACCAAGGCTCGGCAACATTGCGAAGCCTTATTAATAGATTAGCCGGTACTGTTAAAGACGATGGAAGCACCCTGATGCCAAGGTTTACGCTCCACGAAAAGATTAACGAGAAACCAGAAGGTTTGAATCCAATCGAAAGTTGGAGAAAAATAAGCAGTTGGTTCTTCAACAACGTCAGCGCAAAAGCGATGGCCAAGTTTGAAAAGGACCCTTTGTTCCGCCAGCAGTATTACAATGCGGTAGGAGAAAACATAGACCTTCTTGCCCCCAAAGAGGCGCAGAAAGTTCTTGACAGGATAACCATGTCTGCCGCAGAAGAAGGAATATCTCCTGAAAACTGGGCCACTAAACGGATTATAAAACAGCTGCAACAACAGGCAGCTTCTTCTTCTACCGAAATAGTTACAGCACGCGAACTAAGCGCCTATGCCGGTAGAATAGCTGGCAAGCGAATGGGTGATATTCTGTTTGATGCTTCTACAAAGAACAACCTTGAAGATGCTATGCGCATCGCTGCCCCGTTTGGTGCTGCTTGGCGAGAAGTAATGCAGAAGTACATTAAGGTTTTGGCAGAAGATCCAACAGCTGTTCTTCGTGCACAACGGGCATACAATGGCTTGACGGAAGTTACAGCTTTTGGCGACAACGGTTTGTTTTACAAGGACCCTGTTACTGGTGAAATGACATTTGCGTTCCCACTTTCTGGAGAATTGTCAAAATTTGTTACTGGCGTAAAAGCCCCTTTAACGGCCCCAATTAAACGTTTGACCATGGGTTTTCAGGTTATGCCAGGTTTAGGCCCCGTTGGTCAGTTCTCCTTAAACCAAATACTTCCAGACAAGCCAGCTTTTGATGAGGTCGCAAACATCTTTTTGCCATACGGTAGAGGGAAGCAAGGTGAAAGTTTTGTTTCTAGCCTTGTTGGCGCACCACAATGGCTTAAAAAACTTGGTGAAGCTATCAAAGCTGACCCGTCAAAAATGGATTCTATGTACGCAACTACATATGTTGACGTTATGCGCGCATTGTCTGCTACCGGCAAGTACAACCTTGACACAGAAGAAGGCAAGCAAGAGCTTCTCGATGACGCTAAAACAAAAGCAAGGTGGATGGTTGGGTTCCGTGCAGCTAGCCAGTTTATTGGACCGACTGCTGGGTCTCCAGTATATTCTGTCAAGACAAAACAAGGTGACATTTACGCCGGTGAACTTGTAAAAGAGTTCCAAAAGATGCAAAAAGAAAACTACGATGGCGCTGTAGGCAACTTCATAAACACATTTGGTGAAGAAGTAGGGCTTTACATATCCTCAAAAACAAGGTCCGTTTATGGTGGTTTAGAAGCAACCAACGAGTTTGCAAACTTTGAACGCGGCAATAGCAACTTCTTTGACGCTTACAAAAATACAGCCGGTTATTTTGCTCCTCCTGGATCAGAGTTTTCTTTTGCTGCTTGGGATAGGCAAATACAAACAGGTAAGCGTGAACGTTTGACAAGCCGCGAAATTATTGAAACTGCACAGAAAACAATTGGTTCATACAAGTACCGCCAGTTGCGTCTAGCTTTTGGTTCGTATCCAAACGAATTACAACGTGCATGGCTCAAAAACCAACGCCAACTTTTGTCCCAGCAGTATCCAGGTTTCCCAGCAACAGCTTCGTTTACCGTAGGTCAACTTGATTCGTTTGCAGTCGAGCTGCGCAAAGCAGCAAGCAACAGCGCCGTGCAAGATCAACCTGTGACATCCGCCATAAATGAATACCTAGATGCCCGCGATCAAGCACTAGCAGCAGCTGATGCAAATGGGGTAAGTCTTGCTCAATCAAAAGCAGCACAACCGTTGCGGGATTACTTGATGGCAAAAGCCAATGCGTTAATATCTATTACACCAGAATTTTCTAGAGTGTTTGACCAAAAACTAGCACCTGAAATTGAGGACTAATGAGTAACGAGAACGTACAACCGAACCAAGCAGCAAACCCAACCGAGATACCACCAGAACTGCTTCTTCCGAACACGGCCACTGTTGCCAACCCATGGGAAGTCGATTTAACCAAAACTAAAAGAACAGTAAAAGGCCCCGCTGCGCAAAAAGCCGTACAGTCTGGAATTTCTAAAACGGACGTTGTAACTGTTAGGAACAGAGCAAACCCCAAGGGCGTTACAATGCAAGCCGGTAACGTGACCGGTGGCACAAACTTTATTAGCAAGTACGTTACAAGCGCACAAGTTGCGTCAAACAAGTTAATTGACAAAAATGGCGAACTGTCGCGTGAGCAGTACAACCCTTCAAAAGATGCTGAAGTCGAACTTGCGCAAATGTCACAACCCAATAGAATTGAACTTTTAAACGCCCTATATCAGCGCGGGTTCTTTCCAAGCAAGACCGGCCCTTCTGTGACCGGGCGAGACAACAACTCTGTTTACGCCATGGAACAGTTTTTAGCTGCTGTTAACCCAACCGGCTACACATGGGACGTAGCAAAGCCGATTATTTTTTCTGAGTTCCAAGCTATCCAAGGCGCACCTGGTACTGGTGGTGGCGGAGCAAACAGGTATTCAATTTCTTCTGATGACGACATCATCAACATTGCGAATAGGGTCGCTGAACAAACAATTGGCCGCAGGTTAAACTCTACGGAAGTAAGCAAGATTGTCAGCAAGGTCCAATCACGTGAACGTGCTGCTGGACAATCAAATGCTACCGAGACCCAACAGGCCCCATCTGCTCAAACTATTGCACAAAGCCAGATCGAGCAAGAGTACGGGCAGGAAGCTGCAATGATGCGTTTTGGCCAATTGGGAGCATCTCTAGACGCTTTGTTGAAAGGTATATAAATGGCATCTGCAAAAAAAGATAAGAACTTACCTCCAGGTTGGGACTTCCGACCTACCGGGAACACAACACCAACAACAACTCCGGAAAACGTAAAACCTGGTGATTCGGTTTTGTACCCTGCAGCTTCCAAAAAAGGTCTTGCTCCGGGGAAGTTTTATGTTGACAGCAAAACTGGGAACGTTTACAAAGTTGCCCGTCCAGGGTTTAAAGACATTCTTTTCCTTGGGTCCGATGATAAAAAAGGCAGCAACAGCAAATCCACCCCACAGGGCGGTTCATTGCCACCAGGTTGGGACTTCCGCCCACCAAGCAATGCAACTCCAACTACTTCTACAACCGTTCAGCCAACAACTGGTACGTCAGCCCAAGAAAGCAAGATTGTTTCCAAAAAGGAATACGACGCAGCAAAGAAACTTGCAGCCTCTACAGCTGCCGAACTTTTAGAAGCTATAACTTCTTTGTCTAAAATTAGCGAAAACAAAGTTTACAAGGGGCGTACATATTTTGGAATACCAGGAGACAATAAACTACGAGAAATAATTGAAGAACTTAGAGTCCCAGCAGAAGCAGCTGCGAGGAATCTTGAAACCATTGAAGCTCCAATTAAAGAAGTCCAAAACCAGATAAAAGAAATTGATAAAAAATTACAACCTAAAACTGATCGTGAAAAACGTGCTGGCGCAAAAGATATTAGTAGCGCTGAGAAAAAAAGACTTGCCGACGAAAAGAAAGCTTTGGAGGCAAAACTTAAAGTAGCCCCTACTACCACAACAACTACGCAGGCCCCCACTACCACAACAACTGCACCTACTCCAACTCCAACCACCACTCCTAAGACTACGCCGACTACAACTCCTGGAGCTACTACAACAACCACCCCTGGGGCCACAACAACTACAACCACCCCACAAAGCACTACAACTACGGTCCCATCCACAACACCTGTTAAGCCTTCTACCGGAGCACCGTTAGTAAGCAATATTCAAAACCCTTCAAGCAGGAACAATATTGGTGCAGGTGGAACTGGTGGTGGAACTGGTGGTGGAACTGGTGGTGGAACTGGTGGATTGCCTCCAACCGGTTCAAACAATAAAGGTGGGAAAAACAACAAGGGTGGCAAAAAGAAACTACCTCCTGCTATTGATTACGAAGCATTGAAAGTGCAGTTTCCGCAGTATGCGTGGATTCTTGATCTAGACCCACAATTCGACGACTTAAAAAAGATAACCGTTGATTTAATTAATGGTGATATAGAACAAGAACGTTGGAATGAACTTGCACCAGGTACATCCTGGTTTATGGACAAGGCAACTATCGCGGCCTCTCGTCGAGTTAGAAACCGTTTTGGTGACATCCCGTTTGCAAACGGTGGTTTTTCAAAACTTGTTTCCGACACGATGAACCAGAAGTACGACGATGCAACTCTGGATACTGCTTTTTACGGCGAGGCATTTAGACGAGACCCAATTACCGGTAACTACGTAAACGACGCAGCAGCAAAAACTGTCCTCAAAGGTACAAACGCCAACAAGTACAGAACCTACGCAAAGAACATGTTCTCTAGTGTGTCGGATGACACAATTGTAAGTTTGCTTACAGGCGAGAAAACAGTAGAAGACTTTGACAGATCATTGCGCACGGTAGCTAAAAACGTTTACGGTAACCTTGCCCAGCAATTAGACGATCCGTCTATGGACATGGCAACGATTGTTAGGCCGTGGCAAGAACACGCAGCAAAGGTTCTTGAAATGGACCCAAGCCAGATTGACATGACCCTTCCTCAGTTCCAAATTGCTTACAGCGGCAACACGGAAAATGGGCAGACAAAAGCTTTGTCGATTGGCGAATGGAATCAAAAGCTCCGCACAGACTCTATATACAATTGGAAGAACACAAACACAGCAAAACAAGGTGCTAGAGAACTAGCTTTCAACCTTGCTAGCGCTTTTGGAAAGATTATATAATGGCTGAACTAGACGCAGAACAAATACTCAAATCTATGCTTAGCGGAGTTGGCTTAGCAGACCTAGCCTCCGTTGTTTGGGCTGCTTATGGCGAAGGAAAAATTACAGAAGAAACAAGCATTGACCAAATTGGCTTTCAGATTAAAGAAACAGAGCCGTACAAAAGGCGGTTTGCTGGAAACGTTGCTTTAGAAAAAGCTGGAAAACCTCCATTTTCTATAAGCAACTATCTGCAACAAGAGCAGTCCTATAAAAATGCTATACAAGGACGCGGCTTGCCACCTGGTTTTTATGATACCCCTGAGGCTTATGCCAAGTTTATAGGCGCTGACGTTTCTCCGCAGGAAGTAGCCAACCGCGTTGACAACGGCTACTTAGCTGTTAAGGATGCCAACCCAGAGGTGCTCGCCCAGTTGAAGACTTATTACCCAGATGTAAATAATGGCGACCTTGCTGCCTATTTCATGAACCCAGATGTGACTACTGACATTATTGTTAATAGAGCCAGAGTCGCTGAGATTGGTTCAGAAGCTAAACGCCAGGCGGGCATTAATCTTTCGGTAGAACAATCTGAAGAATTGCGCAAAGAAGGTATCGACAAGGCCGAAGCGCAACAAGGCTTTTTCAATATCTCCGCCCAACAGGAACTTTTTAATCCGCTCCAGGGAGAAGAAGCAATTAACCAAGAGCAACAGATCGCTGGCACCTTTGGCACAAACGCTGCCGCTACCCAACGCATAGCAAAACGTAAACGCGAACGTAGTGCAGCTTTTGAATCAGGTGGAGGATTTGCACGCGCAAACCAATTTGGTACTGAAGGCTTACGTACCGTAGGACAGTGATTGACAAAAAGCGATTGATGTCTTTATAGTTCTTTGGGTAAGCCGAGTGCTGAAACCTGTCGGGAACCCCCCAATACTGACAGCGTACATATGGGGTGTAAAACAACAAGAAGCCACCATGCTCCTCCGGTGTGGTGCGGTCTAAAGGAGAGTGCCATATGTCAGAGTTTGAAGAATACTTCTACGAAGACGAAGACGACCAGCCAATCGAGCAACCACAGAATCCTGTGAGGGCAAGAATGAAACAACTGGAAAAGGAAGCCAAGGAACTACGCCGACAAGTGGCAGAGTTCTCACAAGCCTCTCGCGAAATGAATTTTGTAAAAGCCGGTATCCAAACCGATGATCCAAGATTCAAATATTTCGTTAAAGGCTATGACGGCGAACTAACTCCGGAAGCTATCAGGCGGGCCGCTGAAGAAGCACAGTTGATTACACCCCAAAATAACGTTGTGGACCAAGACAAGCAGGCTTGGCAACAGTCTAATAAGATTGCTGCCGGTAGCGAATCAGCACCTCCAGGACCATCTTGGGCAAAACGTATTCAGGATGCTCAGTCGGAACAAGAAGTATACGACATCTTTGCAGAGGCACAAGCACAAGGAATCCAACTCTAAACCCCCCTCAAGCAAAGGAATAAATTATGGCCGATTTTTACGCCAACGAAATTAGTACCGCAAGTTTGCAAACCGACCAGGTTGCGTTTGAAAAGCTCGCGTACTTCGCACTCCGCCCTGAAATGTACTTCGACCAGTTCGCAGACGTTCAGGCAACCAATGCCACCAACCCTGGTTCATCTATCAAGTTCACCGTTTTCGCTGACCTTGCTGCTGCAACCACAGAACTTGGCGAAGCAGAAGACGTAACACCTGTATCGATGAGCGACAGTCAAGTTACTGTTACCCTTCGCGAATACGGTAACGCAACTGTAACCACCGCTAAGCTCCGTGCTTCTTCGTTCATGCCTGTTGACCCAGTAGCAGCTCAGGCTGTTGGTTACAACGCTGGTTTGAGCATCGACACGATTGCCCGTGACGTTTTGCAGGCTGGTTCAAACGTGTTCTACGCTTCGGGTGGTACAGACACCGCTTCTGCTCGCGTTGACATGGACGTTGACGACACATTGACAATTAGTGACATCCGCAAGGCTGTTGCACAATTGCGTGGTGCAAACGTTCCAACCATCAATGGTACCTACATGGGCTTCATCCACCCTGACGTACAGTTCGACCTTATGTCGGCTACTGACGCAGCAGGCTGGCGTGACGCTTACAAGTACACCGATGCAACACCGTTGATTAACGGCGAAATCGGTCAAATCGATGGTGTTCGTTTCATTTCTTCACCACGCGCTCCTATCTTCACTAACGCTTTCAACGGCGCAGGTGCAGCAGGAACGGGTGACTCTTATGGAACACTCATCATGGGCCGTCAAGCTCTTGCTAAGGGTATCTCCCTTGGTGGCGAGTATGGCGCACAGCCAACCATCGTGTACGGTACCGTCACCGACCTCCTCAAGCGTTTCCGCCCAGTCGGCTGGAAGCACTTTGTTGGTTACAGCGTGTTCCGTCAAGAAGCACTTCGTCGTATCGAATCTGCTTCAAGCATCGGTGCAAACAACGCCTAAAGCTTTACCGCTTATTTGCACTAGCCCCCTGCTTCGGCGGGGGGCTTTTGCTATTGTCTAGACATGGCAACTTTTAAACCACCCACAGACGATTTTGTTTATTGGGCTGAAAGCTACGAATCGGGCATTATGGCTTACCTAAAACCTGGTCGTCGCGGCAGGAATGTATTTAAAATGACTGACGGTTCTTTTACCGAGTCGCAACCTTTTGATGACAGTCTTGTCGCCCATATTTACCACGGTGGGCATATCCACCCGTTGACCGCCGCTGAAGAAGCAGACCTTATTGCAGGTGGGTATGGTGATTACATTGAAGCATAGGGAAACTCACCCAAACCTTGACGTAGAAGATTGTTTTGGATGTCGAATATCAATGGTCCATACCGGCACGAACTCCACCACCACCCGTGGTTCTGTTGTTGAAGAAACTAACCAGCGCGAAAAGCGCTGGAACAAAGATATGCCTGCGTACAAACGTTTGCGCAAGCAGGGTTTGCAGCCCCGCAAGATTGAGGGTTCCTCGTTGTTAGAAAAACATGCTACTCATAAATGGCAAATAGAGGGTGTCCCGCAATGACTATCGAGTATCGCGGCGAACGGTTTGCAGGCTACAACAAACCTAAAGCTACCCCTGGGGCAAAGAAGTCTCATGCCGTGTTGGCTAAAGAGGGCAGTACGGTTAAGTTGATTCGGTTCGGCCAGCAGGGTGTGAAGGGTTCCCCTGATGGGTCTGCCCGCAATAACGCCTTTAAGGCTCGTCATGCTAAGAACATTGCCCGTGGCAAGATGTCTGCTGCGTATTGGGCGAACAGGGTAAAATGGTAGGTGCTATACTGCAAATAGTATGGCTGCACCCGTTAAACAAGACCTCACATATACCAGGGGAGACACCCTGGCCCTTGTTGTTAATATCAAGGATGAAAACGGAACAGCCATAAATATTACTAGTCGAACATATGCTATGCAGTTTCGCACGACGCAGGATATTGCTTCCATCTCCGCAACATTTACTTGCGTTGTAACAGATGCGGCCAACGGCAAAGTTGAGTGTACGCTTTCCCCGTCTTTGTCAAAAAATCTTTCTCCAGGTTATTACTATTGGGACCTAGAACAAGACATTGGTGGTTCTAAGTCAACCTTTCTTTCTGGTGTTGTAACAATTCTAGCGGATGTGACAAGAACATGACCACCGAACTAAACGTAACCATTAACGACGAAATAACCATTCTTTCAACATCCGAAGTTGGACCTGCTGGTCCTCAGGGAGTTCAAGGTTCTCAGGGGGCTCAAGGTTCTCAGGGGTCTCAAGGCCCACAAGGGTTTCAAGGTGTTCCTGGTCCTGCTGGTTCTACAGGAGGTATTGGCAACGCTGGCCCTCAGGGTCCGACTGGAGCACATGGTACGCAAGGTCCACAAGGTTTTACTGGCACTCAAGGTGCGCAAGGGGCCACAGGCGCTCAAGGCGCTACCGGCCCTCAAGGTTCTCAAGGGGCACAAGGAGCCATAGGTTATCAAGGACCCCAAGGCTTCCAAGGACCACAAGGGTCGCAAGGAGCGCAAGGCTTCCAAGGTGTGCAAGGTGCGACAGGTTCTCAAGGAGCAACAGGTCCTCAAGGTACACAAGGTTTTCAAGGCACAACTGGTGCTCAAGGTCCACAAGGTTTCCAAGGCGACACGGGTAGTCAAGGTGCCACGGGACCCCAGGGTGCTACAGGCGCACAAGGTGCGCAAGGTCCACAAGGTTTCCAAGGTGACGTTGGTAGTCAGGGTGCTACAGGACCACAAGGTTCCCAAGGTGCACAGGGGGCTACTGGTGCTGATTCGACTGTTGCTGGACCGCAAGGCTCACAAGGACCGCAAGGACCACAAGGGTCGCAAGGTGCGCAGGGTTCTGTTGGTCCTCAAGGTGCGCAGGGTTTCCAAGGGTTTCAGGGTGCGCAGGGTGCTACGGGTTCACCTGGTATTCAGGGTCCTCAAGGTGTTCAGGGTGCGCAAGGTCCACAAGGTGCGCAAGGTGATGTTGGTTCTCAGGGTCCTCAAGGCGCGCAAGGTGCTGCTAGCGTTGCAAACATTCTTGAAGTGCAAGTTTTTAGTTAGGAAAAATTATGGCTACATACGAAAAGAAAATACTTAGCGCGTCTACTGATGGTCGACCAATTTTGGTTGTGAATACCGCATCTTCCGGGACAACCATCCACACTGGTTCTGCCACCGCAACAACTTTGCAAGAAGTCTGGCTGTACGCATCGAACCCCAACAACACTCAGTACACGTTGACGGTCCAGTTTGGTGGAACAACAGCCATCAACGACGATATTGTTATCCCTATTCCACCGCAAACCGGTTTGGTTTTAATTTCTCCGGGGCTAATCCTCAAGGGGAACGCTACGCCATTGGTGATTAGGGCTTACGCAAGTACCGCTAGCAAAATTACAATTACTGGATATGTAAACGAGATTGTTTAATGTCCAGGTTTGCTACGAAAGTCAACCAAAGCGGTCCTGTTTCGGACTTAACGCAAACTTTTCCCGACCCTGTACGTGCACGCCAAGACAATGACACTTGGTCGCGCCCTGATGATTGGCTTGCATTAAACAATACTAACGCTTGCGAAATTGCAATTCTTGTTCCTATTTATGAAAATGACTCAAACTTTTTTCAATTTCAAGTAACCACGGTAGGCGGAGGAAATTACACCGTTGACTGGGGTGACGGGACCACAGCCAACTTTGTTTCGGCGGCTCTTGCTAGCAAACGAATTACTTGGGCAAGTGTTGGTTCTGGGACACTTACAACGGATGGTTATCGTCAGGCAATCATACGTATTTACGCTGCTGGTGGAACTAATGATTTATTAGGTTTTGCGTATTCAAGAAACACCAATATAACTTCTAACTCAGCCGATGCGCAAATTAACGAAATTAAAGTTGTTGGAACCACCATAATTGGATTTGCGCTTGGTTACGGGACTTCCGGTATTATACAGGCTACACCTCCGCAAAGTATGCGAAAGTTTACTTGGACCGGAAATTGCAACCTTTCCAGCACTGCGTTTATGTTTAACGCTTGTTATTCCTTAAAAGAGGTTAGTTTTGGTGGACTGCCAGCAACTACTGCAATTACCTCAATGTTTTCACAATGCAATGCACTGCAAAATGTGCAATTAGGAGATCTTCCGTTATGCACCCATGCACAAACAGCATTTAGTGGCTGTGCTTCGTTAAAAAATATTTCACTAAATCTTCCAGCACTTACAACCGCGACAAACATGTTTAACATTTGTCGTTCACTGCAATCCGTTTATTTGCCAAACTTGAACAACCTTGTAAACGCACAAAGTATGTTTTCAAACTGCAATTCTTTGCAATATGTATATATGCCTAATCTCCAGGCTTTACAACAAGCAAGCAGTATGTTTACAGGTTGCCAGTCTTTGCAGGAAATTAATTTACCAACAACGAATGACATTCGAGATATGACGGGTATGTTTAGTTCATCTATTGGTCTGCTTAAAGTAAACATACCAAACGTGGCAACAGCTACTACCACGAGCCAAATGTTTTTTAACTGCTTAACGTTAAAGGAAATCAATATTGGCCCGTTGACCGCGGTAACAAATGCATCTTCCATGTTCCAAAGCTGCAGTTCGATTGCTCGCGTTTCATTGGATTTGCCAGCGTGTACCAATGCAAGCCAACTTTTTCAAAGTTGCGTTACTTTGCAAAATGTTACTTTAGTGAATACATCTTTAGTTCAAACCTGGTCTAACATGTTCAATAACTGTTCTGCGCTTAATTATGTATCTATTCCAAGCATGGCAGCAGCAACATCTATAAATGGCATGTTTCAAAGTTGCAGTTCATTGCCATCAATAAGCCTCCCTGCCAATACCCTTGTTAGTGATTTTTCCAATATGTTTAATACTTGCCCATCTTTACAAAAAATTACTGGGCTTAATGGAAACTCGACAACAAGTACTTCTAATTATTCCAACATTTTTTCCGGTTGTTTTTCGCTAGGCTCGATTGGCGCAACGAATATGAAATTTACGCATAGTATTGCATCTGCCAAATTTAGCGCTACAGAATTAAATGCTTACTATACTGCTTTGCCAACCGTTGCCGCGGGGACTTTGACTGTTACTGGGAACTGGGGCACGGCAACAGACAATATATCAATCGCTATAGCAAAAGGATGGACGATTACAGGATGAGCGGTTTTTACAAACTTGATGGAGAAATGGTTTTGCACGGACCCAATTTTGTGCTCAATGCAGCTTATGAACTTAGGAAAGAAACTAAAGATAGCCATGAGTACCCTGTTGACGGTTGGTACTGGTTTGATGCGGATGAAGAAGCGTACGCTTTCTTTAACGTAGAATTGCCTGCATGATTAGTGTCATTACCTGCACGTACAACACGCCACCCGAAGTTCTAGCCCGCACATGGGCATCACTCAAAGCCCAAACCTTTGCTGATTGGGAATGGGTCATCTACGACGACTCCCCCAACCTAGACACATACAATCAGGTATATGGGTTCTGCTCCGATGAACGGTACAAGATACGGGTGTTTAGACCACACGTACCTTCAGGCGGAAACATCGGCTACGCAAAACACATGGCGTTCTCTTTAGGTTTAGGCGAGATACTGGTTGAATTGGACCATGATGACGAACTCACCCCCGATGCTTTGGCTGAGATAGACGTAGCTTTCATTGACTACGGTGTTGGTTTCGTGTACTCCAACTGTGCAGAAGTTTTTGATGACGGCACTAGCGGTAAATACCCTGAAGGCTGGGCGTTCGGCTATGGCACAGAACGCTGGAACACCGAATACAACGTGTGGGAAATGATAACGCCACCACTCAACCGCACCACCCTCAGCCATATCGTGTCCGTCCCCAACCATGTCCGAGCATGGCGCAGAGAGACATATCGCAAACTAGGTGGGCATGATGCCACCCTCCGTGTTGCTGACGACTACGACCTGATAGTCCGGTCAGCTTTATGGACCAAAAGTGTTCACATCGACAAGCTGCTATATCTACAGCACATCGGCCCGCACACCGCGCAACGCCAACAGAACGCTTTGATACAGGAACTTGTCCCCCAAATCCACCGTAAGTACGTGGAAGATATTGAGATTATGTTCTCGTGCTAATATGCAGACACACTCATAAAGGAGTCTGATATGCCAATGGTCGGAAAAAAAGAGTTCCCATACACAGCTGCCGGAAAAATGGCTGCCAAAAAGATGGCTAAAAAAACTGGTATGCCAATGAAAAAGGCTGCAAAGAAAAAGAAGTAATGTCCACCGTCGCCCAAATCATCAACCGCACCCAACGCCAACTCCTATCAGGGGTGGTAGAGGAACGCAACAAACTAGCCTCAGCTTTAACAGCCGTGTCTACAAGCGTCGTGTTGACCTACGAACTGGGTGGAATACGTTCAGGAACCGTCATCGAGATTGGTTCAGAACAAATGTATGTTTGGGCAACCGTAGAATCCACCAAAACCCTGACAGTAGAACGAGCTTTCAACGGCACTATTGCTTCAGCACAAGCAGCAAACAGCATCATTACGGCTAACCCACGGTTTCCTCGTAGCAACATTATCGAAGCTATCAACGACGAACTGTCAGACTTGTCATCTCCGATGAACGGCTTGTTCCGTGTCAAAACCCTGGACATGACATACAACCCTGCTAACCGCCAGGTCAACCTGCCTGCTATTAGCGACGTTATTGACCTGCTGGAAGTCCGTTACCGCTACATTGCGTCCGACTACAAAACCGTAAACAATGTAAAACTTATGCGCGATATGCCAACTAAGGATTTTGGTTCCGGTATGGCGCTCCAAATCGATTCAGGTATCCCTGCATCAGAAATCCGCATCTCATATAAAGCACCTTTTACCCGTGTCACCTCCGAGGCGGATGACCTGCAAACCATCGCCGGTTACCCTCTTTCGGCTGAGGACATCTTGATTATTGGTGCAGAAATCAGGCTTGTCGCCCCACGTGAAGTAAAACGCAACTTTACCGAATCGCAAGGTGATACGCGCCGTTCAGAAGAAGTAGGCGCAGGTGCTATCGGCGGAAGTATTACGAACTTGTTGCGTATGCGAAGGGACCGCATCATAGCCGAAGCAGCCAAGCTGACTCGCCAGTACCCTACGTTTCTGCAACGGAACTAAACAGTGACCGCACCGTCGCTCTTTTTAACAGTACCTTTCTTTGGTACACCCGCATACTTTTCGGGCACAGGTTCAACAACTCTCGTACCATCAACGTTTCCCGTGGCTATTAACGGTAGACCATATATGGTTGACCAGAAGTCAGGCAAGTTTGCCCGTGGGTATGAGCAACGTGTGCGTGACTCGCAGGACACTTCGACTGCCCCTGGTGAAGCAGCTATTAACCCTGGTGGGTTGTGGCGACGCGGGCAGGATTCATGGCATTTTGGTGCAGGACAACAGTATGCCGATGTTGCTGGTGCAATGGACTACCAGTTCTATAAATCTAAAGGTATTAACCCTTGGGTTAAAGGCCAAGTGTCTTTGTTGAACGACACTGAACTTGATTCTTCTATTACTGGCACGAAACTAAAAATGCTTGAAGCCAACGGTTACTTGTATGTTGCTGATGGTCAAACATTGAAATACACTTTGAACCCATTTGTTGCGACCCCTACTTGGGTTACCGTTACTGGCAACCCTAGCCAACCGATTAACGACATTGCGACAGACGGTAAACAAGTTTATGTTGCATACCAAAATGAAGGCATTTTGATGACCGCCGTGGGTGGTGCATCTATGACTGACCATTACGCCACATCAGGCGGAACATACAATTATACTGCTATAGGTTTTGCTAAAGGTTTTATTGTTGGTACGCACAACGACACAGCAAACACTCATGTCCATGTTATTCCATATAACGCGTCAACATCGCACGGTACTGCTGTTGCCACATTGCGGGACCCCAATTTTGTTTGCGCAGGTATCGCTGGTGGGCAAAACAATATTTATATAGCGGGCAGAGGAAACGATGTTGGTCTTGTTTACCGCATGGGGACAACTTCTGCTGGGACTCTTGATGTTGCTGTCGTCGCATTAGAGCTACCTGTCGGTGAATACCCTACTGGTATCCACGGGTATCTTGGTAACATACTTTTGGGAACAAACAAGGGTGTCCGTTTATGTTCCGCTGATTCTTCGGGCAACCTAATTTCGGGTTCTTTAATCCCGACAGGTGGCGATGTCAAAGATTTCACTGCCGAAAACAGGTTTGTTTGGTTTACTTGGACAAACTATGATGGTGTGTCGGGTGGTTTGGGTCGTTTAGATTTGTCGGTTAGCACAGGAACAAACACGCCTGCTTTCGCTACAGACCTCATGTATGCTTCTACCGCTAGTGTGGAAGGCGTTGTGACGTTTGGTTCTAAACGGGTTTACAGCATCAACGGGGTTGGGATTGTGCGTGAGGATGCTGACCAACTTGTTGCTTCCGGCACTATCGAGGGTGGGACCTGGCGTTGGGGTATTCCTGACCGCAAGTTTGTTGCCAAAGTAGATGCCCGCAGCGAACCACTAAAAGGTTCTATTACCGCATACTTATCTACGGATAACGCTGGATACGATTCTTTAGGGACTTGGAACACGGCTGGTCAAACCGAATTTACTTTTCAGGGTTCCGATACAAAAACAATTGAAGCTGCCATCAAGTTCACGTTGACACGCGGCACGACAGTCACCGAAGGACCTGTGTTTACACGCTGGATGGCCCGTGCATATGCCGCTCCGTTCCGTTCACAAGTATTCATTGTGCCTATTATTTTGCACCACAAGCTGAACGTTAAAGGCAAAGATTATTACCTAAATGTGCAGGACGAAACGGATATTTTAGACAACCTTATTGCTAACCCGTCCATCATCACCCTCCAAATAGGGTCTAACAACCATTCCGTGATTGTGGAAGATGTTGAATGGACACCCCTTGATTCCTACGGGAACACCTGGGAATGGGAAGGTACGGCAACTGTTACTATGAGAAGTGTAGAAAACTAGGAGCAAACAATGGCATTACCAGTACGAAAAGGATATACCGGTAACGGTGTACAATCATCTTTAACTTCTAGCCCAACTGACGCTGACACGACGTTTACGGTTGCAGCGAAAACGGGTTGGCCGACAACGTTCCCGTTTTTTGTTGTTGTTGACCCTGGCACTTCTAAAGAAGAAAAGATGCGTGTTACAGGCATTTCGACGTTGACTTTGACTGTTGCGCGTGGTGTAGACAACACGACTGGCGTAGCGCATACTGCTGGCGCGGTCATTTATCCTGTGTTCACAGCAAGCGAAGCTGATGAAGCCAACCAAGTAGCTTCAGCCATGACCACCAAAGGCGACCTTATTGCCACAGACGGTAGCACTATCAACCGTTTGGCGGTAGGTGCAACTAATGCTCACGTTTTGCAAGTCGATTCAACTGCAACCAACGGGTTCAAATGGGGACAGGTTATTGCTGGTGGTATTGCTACTGACGCTGTTACTGAAGCAAAAATCCAAGATGGTGCTGTAACCTCAGCCAAGATTGCTGCCAATACGATTGTGCAAGCAGACGTTGCTACAGCGTTGCTGAAACTTGTTTGCCCCGTTGGAACCATCTCCGCTTACCCTGGGGCTACTGCTCCTGCTGGCTGGCTTCTTTGCACGGGTGTAAGCACTACAGGGTACACAGAACTAATTGCTTTGGTTGGTGCTACGACACCAAACCTCCAAGGCAAAGTTCTTGTAGGTAAAGGCTCTGCCCCGTTTGACGGCGACTTGCTCACGTCGTTCGGTTCAACCACCAGCACCGCACCGCATACACACGTTGCTGGGACATTAGCTGCCGTTTCTGCTAGCTCTGGGGTTGTTCTGAATGGAACAGGAGACCACGGGCACTACGGTAGTACTACTGAAACTGGTGGACACATCCACGGCACTCCAATGTTGTCGCATAACGCCGGTGCCGTTTCTCACGCCCACACACGTGATGATTATTATTCTGCTGGTCCTGGGAACTATAACGTTGTTGCAGATACAAGAGGAACCGCTTCAGCAGGAATACACAGCCACAACATCGCAACAACATTTGCTACTACTGGGCATACGATTACCGACCCCAACCATGGTCATACTATGAGCGGTTCAACTGGTGCTTCAAGCGCAGCAGCCACACACGGCAACGTCCAGCCATCAACTATTATCAACTACATCATCAAACACGACTACTAAAGGAAACATCATGGTCAAATTACAAACAATCGTTCTTCGAGTAGCCGGAGTATTCGGCTCATCCGCACTAGCAGCCGTAGCCGGTGGTGCAATCTTTGGTGTAGAACTATGGAAGTCTGCTGCTATCGCTGGTGTTGTTAGCGCATCCAAGGTGACTGAATCTTTACTTCGTTCATGGTCGGAGGATGGGGTCCTCACTAAAGAAGAAGTTGCAGCGGCGTTCGGTAAAGCCAACAAGTAGGTTTGTACTAGCCCTCACGGGGGCTGTACTACTACTGTTTGCGGTAAGACCTGCACACGCAGAAAACCTGTTAGTCACACAACCAACAGATTATTGGTTCAATTATGATAGTCCGACTACCTTCTCGGCCCGTACGTACGATGTACCCAACCACCCTTCAGACCCCCAGCTATGGCTCTATAACTCTGAAGGTACCCTTATCTTTACTAACGATGACTACTACGGTCTACAAAGTCGCATCGAAATCCAGGTAGAACCAGGTTGGTATCGGCTTCGTGCTGGTGTTTGCTGTGGCCAGCCTGACTTGTGGCGTAGCGGTAACGGCTGGAACCTAGATTACGAATTGTTTGTTGAGGGTGTGACAAATATCCCAACCACCACAACATCCACCACAGTAGAAGAAACCACCACTACAGTAGAAGAAACAACTACTACAACGGAGGTCCCATGGACGACAACGAGCAGCACCTTGCCTATCAGCGAGCCATCAACCACGCCTTTGCCGACATTGTTGACAACTACGGTCCCAGACCCTCCTACGACGACTACAAGTGCGCCGACTACAACTACTCTGGCCCCGCCCCCATTGACCACAATCCCGGCAACCACCCTTCCCTTGCCGGTGACGATTATTTCTACGACTACTTCGGTCCAGACCCCCAGGACTATTGCATCCACGATCCCCTCAGAGACCGCTGTAGAGGCCGTAGAGGCGACAACAAGTACAAACCCGGTAATTGAGCCACAGGTAAGCACAACACAAGCAAAAGCCCCTGATCCGGTGGAGAAATCCGCAGATCAGCA